TCGCTGGTGCATATGTATATGGACAACTTCTGGAAAGAATTTGGCGAGGGGCTAGGAAACCTTTCCTATTGCCCAGATGCGATTATTGAGCATCTCCACTATCTTGCCGGCAAGGCAATAAATGATCTTCAGTATCAAGAAGTCAACGCTTCCCATGTGTATGAGAAGGATCGCATCTCGTATGAGGACTACAAGAAAACCCAGATGCAGGCAGATCTAATGCTGGCGCTGAGAAAGTGAAGATTCTCGTCACTGGTCACAAGGGATTTGTCGGTCGTCACTTCACCAAGTACTACCGAGACAAGGGACACGATGTATTCGGCGTAGACATTGCGGCAGATAACCCACGGGACGCTCGTGACTTCTTCCGAAAAGACGACATTCAATGGGATCTTGTCGTTCACCTCGCAGCAGTAGTTGGCGGCAGAGCAAAGATTGAGGGGGATCCGCTCTCCGTTGCCGTAGATCTCTCCATTGATGCGGAGATGTGGCAGTGGTCAATTCGCACGAAGCAGAAACGAGTTGTGTACTTCTCTTCTTCCGCGGCCTATCCGATTGAACTGCAGACTAGGGAAGATCATGTTTCGCTTGCGGAACACATGGTCAATCTCAATGACATCCGCAGCCCAGATTTCACCTACGGGTGGTCCAAACTCACTGGGGAATACCTAGCGCAGTTTGCTGAGTCCGAGGGGGTACGCACACATATCTTCCGGCCGTTCTCCGGATACGGAGAAGATCAGGCGCTTGATTACCCATTCCCATCATTTATTGACCGCGCCAAAAGGAAAGCAGATCCATTTGATGTCTGGGGCGATGGGCTTCAGACTCGGGACTTTATTCATATTGACGACATTGTGGAAACCGTCAATGCCGCAGTTGAGCAGGATTACAGGGAGCCGCTCAACATAGGAACAGGCAGACCAACCTCCTTCCTTGATCTCGCTGATCTGGTGTGCAGGGAGGCTGGCTATTCCCCTCAAATTGTTACTCACCCAGATAAGCCCGTTGGGGTGTTCTGGAGAGTGTGCGATCCGGTAATGAGTTTCCAGGTGTGGAGTCCACGAGTAACTCTTGAGGAAGGCATAAGAAGGGCTCTTTTGACAGGGTGATCCTTAACGGCTAGTATTACCCCAGAAAGGAGGCACTATGAAGCCTTTGGAGTACCTAATTTATAAAGACGACGATCAGACATTTGAGAAGGTCTTTGGCAAGATTTACAACGAAGCCTATGAGCTGCTCTGCCAGAAGCAGGCACGATATGGCGACTCCAACATTGAGCAGCTTGGTCTGCATGGCGTAGTTAGCAGAATCGGCAATGACAAGATTGCTCGAGCGCGAAAGTTTCTACAAGGAAAAGTCTTGGACGGTCAAGTCATTCTTGACCCGCTAGACCCAGACACAGATGAGTCGCTAACCGATACCCTCCTAGATATTGCCAACTACGCGCTTATTGCCGTTGCGCTGAAGCGCGGGCTATGGGGATCTCCGATGGAGAGAGATCTCCCAGAGCGACCAGAGAAGTGAATGGCGCCCTACTTGAAGCCATAAAGGCTGCAAGGAATGAGGGAAAGGCAGATGGAATCAGGGAGTGCGTTCGTGCGCTTCACTCGGCAAAGGCATGGACGTCAGCGCAGGAGTGGGATACTGAATACCATCGCGGCCTGAGGGACGGCATTGTTTTAGCCCTAGAAGCGATTGGAGATAACAGATGGGAAAAACGACGCGGTATGAAGTCTGGAAACTTGAGAGAGCAGAAGAAGGGATAGGGTATAGATGGGCAATATGGGACCGAGATACAGACATGGTGGCAAAAAGCGGAAGATCACTAAGCGCCGACATGGCGACGAGGGACACGAAGTTCTGGCTTGGTTTTCTGACGGATATCGCCGCAAGGCTAGATCCAATAAAGAAGTGATGTCTCGCTGGCTCTCCGGATCTTTCCTTCTGAGTAATCCTGCTGCAGCGAAAAGGTTGCCAGATCACACCATACAGGGGATGACTACATCCATGGCAATGGTCGCAGCGTATGTCTCGTCTAATGGAAAATGTGAAGTCTCTATAAGCGAGCCAGATGTCACCAATCCATATTGGCAGAACGAAATCTCCATGTTCGTCGGTGGTATTCTTAAGCAAATTACGATTGAATCGGTGGATGCGAATGAGATGATGTCCGCGTCATTAGGGTGGATAAATCAGGTCTCTGTCAATGCCCGCTAAAGATCAACTCCGCGAACTACTTAAGACGGCTCTGATGGGTGATATCACCCCGATGCTTCGCGGGATTGGGATTAGTCAGCGAGGAAAGCTAGAGATCTTTGCTAGGCTAGCTTACATTGCTGGAATTAGAAGGGCAATTGAAATAATTGAGAATTCCGAGAAGGAGGACGCCAATGGCAGAGCACCAGATCGTAGTTGACGAGCGGGGTCAGCCCATGAAGGGGTGGCACTGCACGAAGTGCGATACTCGCATTCCTGATGAGGTGATGGTTAAGTACCCAGAAACACTATCTGCAACGCTAAAGAATGCAATGTGCCATAAGTGCAAGAAAATGAAAGTTATTAAATTCTGGGATCAGAGCAACTAAAATCTACTCCCAGCTTTTGCTGAAGTAAAGTAAAACTGAGATCCCGACAAGTCCGCAGCATATACCAAAGCATCAACAAGGTCATCATGCTCGCCGTTTGGGAACGCCGCCATCTCTGCCTCAAGATCCTTAATGCCTGGCGCACCCTTCAGATGGAATACTTTTCCGGATTCATATCTTGCAGCAAGCGCCCTAGCCCTCGTCACCTTATCCTTATCGGGTCTAATCGGTCGCGCCGGCAAATTAGTAGTTCCGAGAACTTCGCGAACAAAAGTACTCTGATGCTGAACGGATTCAATATTTACTGACTCAAGGCTTCTTGGGCTATCGCTTACTTCGTTGGAGTTTGCGACTAGGTATTGAGGCCAAAGCAACTTTGGGCCATCATCGGCGACCAACTCTCCGCCCCTAGTCACCCCCGTTATCCAGTCACGGTGACCCTCTACGAGGCGAGCCTTCCAGGCCCCTATGACATAGAGGTTGTGATCCTGATCCTCTATAACCTCTACGCATGAGGTGTAGTCGCTTCTTTGCGAGGCAGAAGACGCAAGGTCAATTCCCACGCGGCGCGATCCGGTTGGGACCTTATCAACATACTTAAATCGGTCATATCTGAATATGTTGCCGCCCATTGAAGTAACGTCATTCTGAAACTGAAGCATGAAAATTGGAGTTCCCAGCTCTTCTCTCTTTTTATCCATATCAGCAACTGAGTACATCTCTGGCCAGAGGATCTTGTCGCCCTCAACAGCCCTGCGCAACATGACTGGCGTTCCCTTTTCTTCAAGGTCATTATAGAAATCGTCCTCATGCCAACGGGTTCCGATGTACCAGCGCTTTGCTCCAGGAACAAGCATGGGGTCAACTACCTGCCAGTATGTGTCAGAAGCCTTTTGTCGCTGTACCGCCGTGGCATTTTCCTTCATTCCGACCATGTCATCTCCAATTAAAATATCAAGACGAGCGCCAGGCTTGATTGAACCCAAGCCGTCGGCAAAGCATGTCGCGTCCTTTCCCATGCTGGCACCCTTAATGGTCCACACCTCGTCGGTCCACTTTGGGCCAGCAACCCCATCTCTGGCCCACTCAAAAATCTCAGCAAAATATGGAGATTCAATAATTGCCTTGATTGCCCTAGAGCGTGCAAGGGCATCAGAAAGCACGGAGGTGAGGATGCCAACTCGTATCTTCCCTTGGTTTACACCGATAAGTCGCGCTACCCTATGAATCAGTTGAGTTGTTTTGGCATGCCCTCGAGGCATAAGAACAAGCGCCCGCTCACTTTTATCAAGGAAGCGCTCCATCTCGCGCAAGTGTTTTGGGAACACCAAGTTGCTGACATACTCCGCGAAAGCGGCGTCAGATGTTTTCGCTTGTTCCCTCAACCACAGTCGGTAGTCCTTGCTGTCCATCTTTCACCTCCTCTAGCGCCTCTGCCCAATTCCTCAGACGCTTGGCAAGCTCTTCGGCATTCAGCCCGTCTAGCGCATGGTCGCTCATCTGCATCTGAAGCGGACCGCCACCAGGGCCGGTGATCTCAGTCTTCTCTGCCTCATATGCGCCAGTGAGTTTGGCGATCCTGTCAAGAACCTCAAGCTGTAGCTTCAGGAAGGCAACCTGACCACCGAAGGAATTTTTACGCGCTTCCGTGTGACCCTGCGCAGCCATCTTGGCAATCAGGTTCGCGCGCTCAAGCAGCTCCGCCTTGCTCTCAGCCTTCCCTATTCCTTCCTCTATCCACTGCTTGCGGATCTGATATACGTACTTTCGTACCGTGTCAGGCTTAAGGTCAACAACTGTGGATATCTCGTCATAGCGAGCGCCCTGAAGCATAAGGCGCTTTATTTTGAGGACTAACTCCTCTTGCGCCTCCCGGGAGCGACGACCAATCTGCGGCATGTAACAATCATAACATAGAATCTTGTCTTGACAGCAAGTTGTCAGATTTCTGCAGATGCCCTACGATGAAGCCATGAAGCCAACACCAGAAACCCACCAGTTCCGAGTGGTATTAATTGAGCAGATGCGAAAACAAGGCATCACATCAAACCACCTAGCAAAAAAGATGAAGGTTAGCCACACCTCCGTGCGGATGTGGGTTAACGGCAAGACCCTGCCAACATGGGCCAATATCTCACTTCTTGCAGACTATCTTGATTCGCCAGGAATTGCCAAGTTTGGGCATAAGGCCCTTGAGCGCACCTGCGAATTTTGCGGAAAGAAGTTCAACATCACAGAACTTCGCTATGGCGCATCAAAGACCTGCAGCCAAGTGTGCTCGCGAAAGATGCACCGAACTGGTATGAAGGTGAACAAGGAAATCAAAGTACTTAATGCCATTGCCGACTACTGCAGGACCGATTGCGAGTTTGGGCGTAGTGGGTCATGCCGGAATTCTGCCTGCTTCCTTGCTCCATTCACGCCACTTCCATTTGATGAGCCATCTATGCGCACTCCGTCAAATCGCAGGCCCATGAGTCACGAGGATCGGCAAAAAAGGTCTGAGTGGTCTAAGAAGTACTTTGAGGTAAGGGAAAATAGGGAAAAACAAGCCGCGCGAACTAGGGAGGCATTGGCGGGTCTATCTGAAGCGCAAAAAGAAGCCCACCGAAATTCTATCAGTAAGCACTACGAAAATAAGCGAATATCCGCAGAAACCGAGGCTATGGAGTAGGTTGCCGCCAGCCGCTACAATGCGGCAATGGCGCTTTCTAGCTACGACATTTCCGCAGATCAAGGATCGGACCTTGACACACTTATCACCTATACGGATGATTCGGGTCTTCCGGTGAATCTAACGGGATGCTCTGCAAGAATGCAAGTTCGCCAGTTTGCCGGTTCTAGCGCTTCAAGGCTTAGTCTCACAAGTTCAAGTGGGATTACTCTTGGCGGGGTATTGGGAACAATAAGAATTTCCATTTCGGCCGCGGCTCTTTCGCTCGTCCCGGCAGGATCGTATGTATATGACATTGAGCTTGTTGATACGACCCAGGTCGTTCTTAAGATACTTTCCGGTAAATTCGTAGTGAATGCAGAGGTAACAAAGTGAGCCCACTATCAGTCACTAAAGTCAATCGGAATGTCACGGTTTCCGGTACTGCCAACTCAACCTTAACCATTGGCGGTGGCCCATCCGCTGGAAATCCGCATGGCACGTACACCCATACACAAGCATCTGCATCGTCAATATGGACAATAACGCACAACTTGAACTGCTATCCAGCAGTATCAATCGTAGATTCTGCAGGGAGCTTGGTTTTTGGGGAAATTGAGTATATTAGCGCCAATGTGGTGCGAGTTACATTTGCCGCCGCATTCGGCGGAAAAGCCTATCTAAACTAAGGAGAGAGCAAAGTGGCAAAGTTTCTTACCAATCTAGATCTTCAGAAGAATGAGCTTCAGAATGCCGTTGTCCAGAACCTAGCCTCCAATCCTTCATCGCCGGTTCAGGGGCAGATTTACTACAACAGCACCGACGATGTCGTTAAGGTTTACGACGGCGCTGCATGGCAGACGCTTGCCACTGGCGGCGGGACTGTCACATCTGTATCCGGCAGCGGGGCGATTTCCTCTACTGGCGGCAACACCCCAACCATCAGCATTGCTGACGGCACAACGAGCGTCAAGGGTGCTGTCCAGCTTGAGGATTCGTATTCAAGCACCTCAACCACTAAGGCTGCAACCCCAGCCGCCGTTAAGGCTGCTTACGATCTTGCGAACGGCAAGGCAAATCCTTCCGACACGACTTACGTTGGTACGACCAGCGTTGCGCTTAACCGAGCGTCGGCCAACCTTGCCCTTACTGGGATCTCAAGCGTTGCACTGCCTGGCTCAACCTCTGGAACTACCACAGTTCAGCCGGCAGCAGTTGCCGGCGGAACGCTTACCCTTCCGTCGTCAAACGGCACGATAGCCCTTACTTCGGACATTCCATCGCTTTCGGGCTATGTAACCGAGAGTGGATCGCAGACCCTCACCAATAAGACGCTTACTGCTCCGATTGTTGATGGTTCCGGCGTAATCTTTGAAGGCGCGACGGCTGATGCCTATGAGACAACCCTTACGGTTGTTGACCCAACGGCTGATCGGACGATCACTCTTCCAAACGCCACCGGTACGGTTGCTCTTACCAGCGACCT